CGATACCACCGACGAAAAGAAACTCGTCCAAAACCTTCACCGCATCATGGCGACCCTTTGCAGGGAGGGCGGTTTCCTCGGTTACTTCCCCAAGAAGTACGACGGGGCAAGCCATCAAGAGCGGGCCGAACTGCTGAAAGCCCACGCCAAGATTGGCGATGTTTGGGGGGTGGTCAGTTTTTTTTTGCTAAGTTCAGAATCCTACTTGAAGGTTTTGAGCGACTATTCACGGCACCTGACGAAAGGGATGCAGGGCCAGTAACCAACCCCCTCGCTGGCTACGGTTGGCTCATGGTGGTATGGCGGATGGCGAATAAGGATGTGCTGAAATTTGAGGCCATCTTCGCAATGAAGGCGGTGGAGTTCCTGAACTATGCGTTGCTCATCCACGACATCTTGGAGGCAGAACGGATGGAAGCAGAGCGGATGCGCCGCAAGTAGGACACAATTTCGGTGGTTGGACATTTACAACCATGGAGTTCGATGTATTCGTAGGCGGGTCAGGGAAGAAACTGACCGACTTCCAAAAGCAAGCGTTGCCCGACTTCGGGGTCAATCTTGCGGATGGGGCCATTGACAACAAGTCCTACGCCGTGGTCAAGAAATGGTTGGAAGGGGTCATCACTTTGGCCAAGCAGAACCTCGCAAATTCGGGGGCCATTGCAAGCGATTCCCTATCTGCGAGTATTGACTTTGAACCCATTACCTTGACCGACACTTCCTTCGTGGTTGCCATTGTAGCCAACGATTACTGGAAGTTCGTGGACCTCGGTGTCAAAGGTGCGGTCAGTAGTAGCCGTGCGCCAAATAGCCCGTTCCAATACAGGGACAAGCGGCCACCTATCCGACCCATCCAAGAGTGGATTGCGTTTAAGACCATCCCCCTGGAAGGCCGTGACAAGAAGGCCGCCAACCGTTCCTTCGCCATCAACATCGCTAACAAGATTCGGCGGGAAGGCTTACGAGCCACCAACTTCATGTCCAACGCAGCCACCAAGGAAATGGTGGATGTGCTAACCGAAAACATCGCCGAAGTCCTCGGCAAGTCCATCAGCGTCGCAACCGTCCGATAACCCATGTCCATATCCGTCCTTTCGGGTTCGCCCCTCGTGGCCACGCCCGTTTACAACAAGATGCTCTTCAAAGTCAGCGGCTCGCTGATTGCACAACCCAATTACAGGTATGTCTGCGATGTCAAGAACCCCGCAGGCACGACGCTGGCAAGGCTGAAGTGCGACAAACTGCCGACCACCAACTTCGGATTCTTTGATGTGCAGAAGGTCGTTGAGACCCTCGTAGCCCCGACCGCCCCAACACTCACGCAGACGGGATTCGTGGACCATTCGGGGTTTTATTCGGGGTATCGGTTGGACTTCACGCAAGAGTACGGGAACACCCCCTCCGTCACGGGAGCAACCACAACGGTCAGCGGGGTGATGGCGTTTGCGGGGAACTTGGAGCAGTTGGAGTTGGCGGGGTGGAGTGGCGGCCTGTACTTTCCCGCAGGTGGAGGATTTGCTGATGCGGTCAGCCGAAGCCTTGCAACAAATGTTCGCAGGACGGTCTATTCCGATTCCTATGGATGGCTTTGTCAAGGCGTTGGTTCGGGATTTGCAAACACCCAAAACATCATCGCAACAGTCACCTACTATACGGCGGGCGGCGCATCGGCTCGGACTTACAATGTCAGCATCGGGTCTGCATCGGGTTCTACTATTTTTCGATTTGGTGCTGGGCCATTAAACATCACCGCCTTGACTTCGGGCCAATGTTCGGACGGCTCTGCTGGTTCGGTCAATTTCCCAACTGCCGAAGGTTCTTATTACACAATATTTTTTGCTGATGATGGTGGAAACGGAACGGTTCCCTTCACTTATGTCATCGGCCCCTGCCAGCGGTTTGACTCCATCCCCGTCCATTTCGTCAACAAGTACGGCGGGATTGATTCCTACACCTTCACGATGAAAAACAGGAAGCGGGCCAACATCCAGCGGGAGGTCTTTGGGTATAACTCTGATGTGTACGCCACGACCACCTACAACAAGGTATGGGCGGGGTCGTTTGACTTCGTGTATGCTTTGAATAGCGATTGGCTCACCGATGCAGAATCGGAATGGTTGATTGAGATGGTACGGAGCGGGTATGTGTGGCTCGAACTTGGTGGAACCCTTGTGGAAGCGGTGGTCAATGCCAACCAGTATCAATTTGTAACCAGACGGAACGACCGCCTCACGCAGTTGCAGATTGAGGTAGCCGTAGCCTACGATAATAACATCCTATGAGCGTAACCCTCATAGCCTACCCGACAGCAACCTTCATCGACGACCTAACGGCGTGGAACAACTTCAACACCCGTGCGACTGCCGATGGAGCCGATGCGGTTGAAGCGGCCTGCTTTGACTGCCTCTACCTGCGCTTTGCGGGGCTGAATGCCATGCCCGAACTTGCCTATGTGCTGGACACGATGGGCGGGACCGACATTGCGGTCACCTATTCCATTGGCGACATTGAGGATGTGACCAAGCAACGGGGGTCGTTCAGCAAGACCATTACCCTGCCGAACACCCCGACGAATCGGGCCTGCTTTGCGTATGCCTACAACATCCAGTCCTTTGTGGGTGGATTCCAACCGAACAAGCGCATCCGTGCCGCCATGTGGGAGGACGGGGTGCAGGTATTCAGCGGAGTGCTGCAGTTGCTCTCCATGAGCAAGACCAAGGGAACCGTCACCTACGAGGTCGGGTTGTTTACCGATAATGTGTCCCTCTTCAAAGCCATTGAGGGCAATATGCTGGTGAACACGGCGGGAGTGACAGGGATGAACCACACGCCCACGAGCGGCCATGTGAGCGGCACTTGGACGGCATCGGGTGCGGCATCAAGCGGGTATGTTTACGGAGTGGTGGATGCGGCGGGGTTCACGGACATACTCAACCAAGGAGGCGGTTGGTTTCAAGCCCCGTGGTGGAGGCTCGGTCCAAGTATTTATGTGAAGAAGATGGTGGACTTGATTTTCACCGAGGCGGGGTTTCGCTATTCCAGCACCTTCTTCAACTCGTCCCTGTTCAACAAGTTGGTGATGCCCTATGCGGCGGGGACCATGCCGATAAACCTATCGGGGTCTAACATCTTTGCACAAAGCACGGGAAATGTGACCTTTGCAGGAAGCACAAACGCAACCGCTCTATTCCCCAAAGACACGCCTGCGCCTTTTTACGATAATCCTGGCTACTGGGTCGCATCGTCCAGCGTATTCTCAAATCCAGCCGTTGCAACCCGTTGGAATGTGGATGTCACCCTAACAGTCAGCGGCACAACTGCTGGAAGGTTTGGGGCGAGTATGTCCATCCGAAACATCACGAACTCCACGGATAACGCAGTCATCACGGGGATAAGTTTTGCAACCAATACCCAGTTCACGGTCCGCTTCCAAAATGTAACTATTCCAGCCAACACGACCGCCAATATTGGTTTCGCAGTTACGGCGGGTCCAAACTTTTTGACGAGCACTTTCTCCATCCTTTCGGGGGCAACGGTCCAATGGACCTGCCTTGAAAACCCCGTTGGGATTGGCGTGCTGGATATGCGGACGGCCCTGCCTGCCGATGTCAAGCAGAGCGACCTCCTGCAAGATTTGCAGAAGATGTTCAACTTGCAATTCATGCCTGACCCCCAAGACCCGAAACTCCTATATATTGAACCGTGGAAGGACTTCTATTCCAGCGGGTCGGTGGTGGATTGGTCACAGAAATCGGATGAGAATGCCGAGCAGAATCTCACCAATGGCGACCCGAATGCCTATACCAATATCATCTTCAAGTACAAGGACATGGGGGACTATTTGTCCAAAACCTACAAGCAGTCCTACCCGTTGGCTCGTGAGGGATATGGAGGCCGAATCTTCAACACGGGTAACTTTTACGGCAAGGGGGACAAGGTGGTAGAAACACTATGCGGCACTTTGATACCCGCCTCGTTCAGCACGGACAAAATCGTGGGCCGTACTTGGGACATTGACGGAACCCTCGCAAGCGGAACCATCAAACCCCTGCAAACGGGCTACCGATTGGCGCAGTACAACCTTATCGAAGGGCAGACCGAGTGGGCCTACCAATACGGGGTCAGCGGGAATGTGGCCCTATCCGTCGGCATACTCAAGATGCCCTTCGTGTCCCACATTGACAACCCCTACGCCCCCAGCGTGGACTTGGCCTTTGGTCAGCCTCGCTTGGTGTACTACAATGCCGTGAACGCAAGCGGGTCGCCGTACGCCTACACCAACAACAACCTCTACAACAATTATTGGCTGAACTACATCAACGAAACGGTCAGTCAGGAAGCCTTGCAGTTAGAACTCACGATGCTGCTCTCGTCCGTGGACATCTACCAACTGGACTTTCGCAAGCCCGTCTATTACGGCGGCATCCGTTGGCGGTTGCTGGAGATTCGGGACTATTTGGTGGGACAGATGAAGCCCTGCCGTGTAACCCTGCGCCGCATACTGAACCTCTCCGACTTTGTTGCAACCACGACGACCCCGATTGCAAGCGACCCCGAATTCCTGTTCAACGGCCCCATTGACCCCGACCCTGTGGACCCAGGATATGAGCCCCCCATAAACCCCGAACTACCCTCCGAAGGATAACTATGGCAGATGTAACTAAAGAAATTGTACTTGAGGTTGGCCTCAAGGATTCGACCGCCGCTGGCACGACCAGCGCAAAAACCCGCCTGCGGGAATTGCAGAAGACCCTTGCGGACATGGCTCTCGCAGGGCAAGACGGGACGAAGGCGTTCCGTGAAATGGAGAAAGAGGCGGGAAAACTGAAAGACCAAATCGGGGACACCCAGCAGCGAATCAAGAACCTCGCCTCGGACACCCGAACCATTGACACCTTCGTCGGGGCCATCCAAGGCATCACGGCGGGCTTCCAAATTGCCCAAGGTGCGGCGGCACTATTTGGAGCGGAGGAAGAAGAACTGCAGAAGTCCTTGGTCAAAGTCCAAGCGGCCATGGCCCTCGCTAACGGGGTGCAACAGGTGGCTAACCTGCTGAACAAGGATTCCATCCTGATAACCCAAGGCCAAGCAGCGGCGCAGGCACTCTACGCCGTGGCGGTGGGAACCAGCACAGGAGCGATGAAGGCCTTCCGCATCGCCCTCCTTGCCACGGGTATCGGTGCAGCAGTTGCGGCGGTTGGTCTGCTTGTGGCGAAGTGGGACGAACTGACCGCAGCGGTTCGTCGGTTCTTGAACCTACCCGACCCGAAGCAACGGGCAGCGGAGCAGGCGCAGGCATTGAAGGACCAAGAGGTGCAGTTGGAGAAATACCGCAGCGCATACGAGGCCCACACCGACGGCCTCATTGCTGCTGACGCCAAGCGCAAAGCCGCCCGTGACAAAGCCATTGCAGACCGCATCGCAGAGAACGAACGCCTCGCCATCCTTGCCGCTGCTGAACTCCAAGCGGAGGCCGATTCGGTGGCCTACGAGAAAGCGTTATTGGACCAGCAGACCGCTGACTTCAACGCATTTGCCGAAGCCTACTTTGCCGAAAGCGATGCCATCCTTGAACACGACCGCAAGAACGCCGAAGAACGCAAGAACATTGAGAAAGCGGTTGCGGATTACAAGGAGCAGGTGGTCTTTGATTCCGTTGCAGCCATCGGGCAAACCCTCTCCGCATTTGCAGGGGAAAACAAAGCCTTGGCCATTGCAGCCTTGGCGATTGAGAAAGGTGCAGCGATTGCCAGCGTCATTGTAAACTTGAACAAAGAGATGGGAGCCAATGCAGTCATGGCGGCGGCCAACCCATTGAATGTCGTAACGGGAGGTGCAGCGGGAGCCGCACAACTGAAAGTCCTCAACACCCTGGCCAAGATTCGTGCAGGCTTACGGGTTGCATCCATCACGGCGGCGGGCATTGCAGCAGGCAAGGCTATCACAAGCGGCGGGGAAGGAGGCGGTGCGCCTTCACCTGCTGGACCGATGCCAACGGGAGCGGGTGGGGCTGCTGCTCCCCCCATCTTCGCCAACCCCAACACAACCGACCTATCCTCCTTTGGGAACGGCCAAGGCCAAGGGATGCAACCCATGCGGGCCTATGTGGTTGAGCGTGACATCCAGCAGACGACCAGCAGGGTGCGCCGCTTGTCCGAATTTGCAACATTGGGGTAACCGCTACACTTGCCTACATGGAACTTCCAGTTTACCGAATGACGGTTGATGAGGTGGACGAAGGCGTGCAGTTTGTAGCCCTCGTTGATATGCCCGCTATCGAAAAACCCTTCCAAGCCTTTGCCAAGACCCCGCAGAGATTCGCTGAAACGGGAGAACGCCGTGTGCTGACGGGACCGCTCATGCTTGCCGATACGCCCATCTATCGCAAGGACGATACATACGGCGAGTACTATGTCGTATTCGACAAGGCAACCATCCGCAAGATTGTCCAAAAGTATTTCAAGCAAGGCAACCAGCACAATGTGAACGCTTACCACAATGCCGAACTGGATGGCGTGTTCATGTTTGAATCCTACATCACCGACACCGAGCGGGGCGTACTTGCACCCAAAGGCTACGAGGACACCCCCGACGGCTCATGGTTCGGGTCCTTCAAGGTCGAGAACGATGAAGTGTGGGAGAACCGCCACGCCTTCAAAGGTTTCTCCGTTGAGGGACTATTCGGCATGAAGAACACGGGGACTGAACTGGAGGTCGCACTCGCTGGCCTCGCAGACGATTTGACTAACTTTTTGCAACATATCCAACCTCAATACAAATCCCAATAATATGAACCTGAAAGACGCTATCATGACCCTGCGGACTGAACTCCGCAAGTTCACAACCCAAAAGCAATCCTTCGCCGACTACAAGTTGGTAGATGGTACGGTCATCCGAGTGGACGGCGACCTCGTTGCAGGTACAGCCGTGTATGTGATAACCGAAGACGAAACCCTGCCCGCTCCTGACGGCGAGCATCAAGTGGAAGGTGTTGGAACAATCAAGACCGAAGGTGGCAAAATCACCGAAGTCGTTGTAGCCGAAGCCCCAGCACCTGCTACCGAAGTTGCGGCCCAAGAGGTAGAAATCGAGGTTTCCCCCGAAGGCGAAGCACCCGAAGCCCCTGCCGCTCCTGGAGTAGGACTGACCCCCGAAGCCGTTCAAGAAATCGTCGCCAAGCACCTTGCCGCTATCATGGACGAGTTGAAGGCTGCCATGGAAGTGGAGATGGGCAAGATGAATGACAAGATGGCCGCATTTGCCAGCCAAATGGAAACCATGACCGACATCGTCGAGAAGGTCGCAGAACTCCCATCCGAAGCCCCGAAGCCAACCGCCTCCGCTATCGTGGAGCAACGGAAGGCCGCCGCAACGCAGAACTTCAATGCCCTTGCCGAAGCAATTCAAAACCTCAAAAAATCCAAATAAACTTTAACCCCCCAAAAACAAAGCCATGGCTTATTCATTCGTTTCCCCGCTGACTACTTACACCGAGCAGCAGCGGCTCCCCCTCATCACCAAGGCCGTATTCTCGGCCCGCACCGCATCTTTGTTCACCAAGCAGGTGGGTATCAAGTCGGCTGCTACCCTCAACTTGATGGACACCGATGCTGCCTTTCAATCAGGAACGGCTTGCGGATGGAATGTCGCAGGTGCTGCATCAGGAAACACAACCTTCACGCAGCGTACCATCACCGTTGCTCCCTTGAAAATCCAAGAGGCTCTTTGCCCTCGCTCACTTGAGCAGTACTGGATGCAGTCCCAGTTGACTGCTGGTTCAAATTATGACGGCGTACCATTCGAGCAAGCATTCGCCGAGCAGAAAGCCCTCCGCATCGCTGAAGCGTTGGAGAACGCCATTTGGTCGGGTTCTACCTTGGTGACTGGTTTGCTGACAATCTTGAACGCTGCATCAGGTTCAACTGTGTCGGGTAACACCGCTGCCGTGTCTGCCTCCGTTGGTATCACCACAAGCAATGTTATCAGCATCTTTGACAACATCTACACCCGCATCCCGCAGGCCATCTTGACCCGCAACGACCTCGTCATCTTCTGCGGATGGGACACTTTCCGCACCTTGATTGGAGCGTTCAAGTCCACCACCAACGCCAGCGTCATGTACAACCAAGTTGACCTGCAAGGGTTGGCCGATGGTGACATCATCTACCCTGGTACCAATGTCCGTGTAGTTGCCGTCCCAGGTTTGCTTGGGTATAACCGCTTGGTTTGTTCTTACCTCGGTAACTTCTTCTACGGAACGGACTTGTTGAGCGACGAGGAGCAGTTTTCCATCTGGCCAAGCATCGACAACGACGAAATACGCTTTCAGTGTGCCCTAAAATGCGGCGTGCAGGTAGCCTATCCAGACCTCGTTGTTGATTGGAGATTGGCCTAAGTGTAAGGGGGGCGGGTAACTGCCCCCCGCTTTTTATTCTTGCAACTCACAAAATAAATATACACTATGTCTTGCTCCCTAACTACGGGCTACGCCCTCGGATGCCGCAACTCGGTTGGCGGTATCAAAACTATTTTTGTTCAAACCTTCAACCCAACGGGAACGGTCGCTAATACGACTGGCTCCGTGTCGGGAACCCTTGCAGGTACTTGGTTTGAATACGACTTGACCAAAGCGACTTCATCCATGACCGAAACGCTCAATGCGTCGGTTGAGAATGGGACGCTTTTCTACACGCCCGAACTGACCTTCACCATCAACAAGTTGCAGACGACCGTCCGCAATGAGTTGCGCTTGTTGGCCCAAAATCGGGTGTACGCAATCGTCCTTGACAACAACGACCGCTACTGGTTTCTCGGTGCGGCCAATGGCTTGGAGGTGTCTGCTGGAACCGCTGGAACGGGGACTGCATTTGGCGACAGGAGTGGCTACGAGTTGACCCTTTCGGGCATGGAACCGAATCCGATGCTGAATGTTTTGGTATCTCAATTCACGGTAGCGACCGCACAAATCAGCGGTTCGTAGCGTATCTTTGACCTGCGGGCCTCATACCCCGCAATGGTTTAGTGGTCTGGGCCATCTCGCAAGGGGTGGCCCTTTTTTTTGTACCTTTGGGCATGAGAATTTGCATCGTTTACAACGCCCACCCGACGGGCTGCTCGTTCTATCGCTTGGAGATGCCAAACGCATATCTTGGCGACAACTACACCGAGTTCGATTATGTGTGTGTCGATAATATCGCCAATGTGAAAGACGAGGACCTAAAGACGGTCGATGTGTGGCTTTTCAATCGTCTTTGGTGTCAAGGTACGCTGGAGCAAATTCGGAAGGTCTACGAGGCTCTCACGGCGTTTGGGGCGAAGGTGATACTGGACCTCGACGACTACTGGGTGCTGGAGAGCGGACATATCATGTATCGGCACTATTTGTCCACCAAGTTGGACGAGCAAATCCGTGAACACATCCGCTTGGCCGACCATGTGACCACCACGACCGAACACCTTGCCCAAAAGATTCGCCTGCTCAACAAGGCCGTCACCATCCTCCCGAACGAACCCTACGAAGCATATCAGCAATACTTGCCCGACACGAATGCCGAACCCGAACCGCACTTGTTCAAGATTGGCTGGTTTGGCGGGGCGCAACACCAAGAGGACATCGCCTTGGTGGAACATTCCTTTGGACTGCTTGCCCATGACCGTTCCCTTGATGGCCGATACAAGATTTACCTTGGCGGGTGGAACGATGGGAACGCCGTGTATGACGACTACGAACGGATGCTATCCTGCCGTGGCCTGAATAAGAACTACGGCCGCATCCAAGCCGCTGACATCTACTCCTATGTCGGGGGTTACAACTTCATCAACGCCACCATCGCACCCCTCCGTGATACCAAGTTCAACCGCCTCAAAAGCGAACTGAAGGTTGTGGAAGCAGGCTGGATGGGCAAGGCTATCATCGCCTCGGAAACCATCCCCTACACCGACATAATTGTCCACGGCCACAACGGTCTGCTCATCCCCTACGGGAAAAAAGACGCATGGTACAAGGCCGTCAGGAAGTTTGTGAACGAACCCGACTACGCTCGCTCCTTGGCCGTGCAGTTGTCCAAGGATGTACGGGAACGCTTTGACATCAGCAAGACCGCCGAGCGGAGGGCCGAACTCTACCGAAGCATCGGGCGCAAATTGTGAAATTCGGGCGCATCCTACATTTAGGGGTAGAGTGATTTACCTATCCCCCAACACCACCAACACCATCGTCGTCACTTGGACGCAGCGGGCCTCTACAGGGGACCGTTACATCTTGCGCTTGACCAACATCGCCAAGAACGCCACGACCGACTTCACCCTGCTGAAATCAGCCAACCTTTCTTCCTACACCAACCGCTATGACAAATTTCAGATTGCCGTGGGGCCGCTTGAAACAGGCTCGTATAAGTATGAGGTTTACGATACCAGTAGCACGATTAGTGCAGCCGTTGCGGTGGTTGAAACGGGCTTGGCGTATGTACAGGTAGTTTCGCTCACATTCAACACCTACGCCAATTCCATCCAGTACACCGTCTTCGGGGCATCCGATGAGCGAGTGTTTGATTCCACCTTTGACCCCTCTTTCGCATGAGCGTACAAACTCGCAGTCAGTTGGTAGCATCTGCTGCCACCATCACATCCGAAACCGCCGCAGGAGCGAACACCGCCGCCCGTGTGGGTGGGCTATTCGACGACCTCGCAGATACCGCAACCTTGGACCGAGAGCGGGGCGTTGCGAACCTGTACCTTGACGAATCCAAGAACTTTACCCCGACCCAAGGGAGTGCAGTCAAGTTGACGACCCCACTCAAATCGGGACTGCTGACTGCCTACAACTTTACCCGCACTACCACCGCCATTACCTACACAGGCACGACGAGTGCTGCTTTGCGGGTGTCTGCCAGCATGGTATTCTCGCAAGGCAACGGCAACCAAATCATCATCTATATCGCCAAGAACGGAACCATCATTCCGCAGTCCATGACTGACATCACCACGGGCCACAACAACGGCCACGCCATCTTCACGGAAGCCGTCCTGCAAGGTGCGGTCAATGACGAATTTACCATCTACATCAACGCCGTGAACGATGCCGCAAATATCACGATTTCGGCCCTCAACTTTACCGTACACACCCTATGAGCAGCGTCAAACAATCGTTCACCCAATGGCTTGGGATTGAGCATAAAGTCCCCGTCATGTTGGAGAACAAAGCGGGCAAATACATTACCTACGGGGCGTTCAATGAATACCCATATTACCTGCTGGACAACTACCGCCGAAGTAGCAAGCACAACGCTATCGTCAACGGGAAGGTGAACTACATCGTGGGCGGTGGATGGCAACCTGGGGAGAAGATGACCGTGGAGCAGCAGGCCCGCTACGCCAAGTTTTTTGACGGACTATCCGAGCATGACGACCTAAACGACATCACCGAGAAACTCGTCCTTGACTTGGAACTATTCAACGGGTTTGCCGTTGCCGTGACTTGGAACAAGATGGGAACCATTGCGAAAATGGAACACATCCCCTTCGAAAAGATTCGTGTGGACAAGGACGAGCGGATGTTCCAAGTGGCCGACTGGTACGACGATGCAATGATTCAACTCTACCCCAAAATCGGCGATGTAGAGAAAATCCCCGCATTTGATGCAGACAATCGCATCGGCAAGCAACTGTTCTACTATCGGGTCTATGCCGCAGGTGTGAAGTCCTATCCCCTCCCCGAATACATGGGGGGGTTAGCATATATTGAAGCGGACTGTCAAATTGCCAACTTTCACAACAATAACCTCCGCAACAACTTTTGGGGCGGGTATTTAATCAACTTCAACAACGGAATCCCGACACCCGAAGAGCAAGGCGATATTGAGCGTCAAATCAAGCGCAAGTTTTCGGGGACCGACAATGCGGGCCGATTCGTTGTGACTTTTAATGATGATGTCAGCAAAGCCCCGACGCTTGAACCGCTCACGCCGTCCGATATGGACAAGCAGTTCGAAATTTTGAACAAAACCGTGCAGCAGGAAATCTTCATTTCGCACAGGGTCGTGAACCCCATGCTCTTTGGAGTTAAGACTGAAGGCCAACTGGGAGGCAGGCAGGAACTGGTTGAGGCGTACGAACTATTCAAGGCTACCTATGTGAACGACCGTGTTCGCAAGGTGGAGCGGATGATTAACTACTTGGGTTCGTTCAACGGCGTGGAGGGGATGGAATTGATTCCCGTGGAACCCATCACCGAGCGTCTATCCGAGCAAGCCCTGCTCACCATTATGACCCCCGAAGAATTACGGGAAAAAGCGGGCCTCCCTGCGTTGGAAAAACAACCCGCCGATGTGGTCGGACCCAATCATCAACCCGACGAGGTTCCACAAACGCCTGCACAACTAAGCAACGACAACATCAAGAAATTGTCGGGCCGTGAGTACCAAAACCTCATGCGAATCGTCCGTCACTATGCGCAGGAAAAAATCACTCTTGAGATGGCCCGCACGATGTTGTCCGCTGGATTCGGCTTGACCCCCGAAGAAGTGAACACCCTATTGGGCGTGCAGGAGCAGGCGTTTTCCGAGCCTATGTGGGGCGAGGAGGACACCGAGGACTACGGATGGGGGGAAGAAGAGTTCAAGGTCTTGGAGGTGGTCGCAAGCAAGTTTGGGAGCAGTTCGGACGACTATGTGGTCATGCACTCCAAGCCAATGCGGTTTGACACCGACTTAGACGACCAAGTGCGTCAAGCCTTCGCTGAACTGGGGGAGGAAGAAAAGGAACTTGACGAGAAAATCGAAAAGTACCGCAAGAAGAATCGGGACGCATCGGTGGAAGAAATGGCCAAGGAGTTCGGGGTCAGCAAGGCCAAAGTCGCCAAGCGTGTGGCCTACTTGATTACAAAAGACCGTTACCCCATCGCAAGGGCCGTGGACCAAATCGCCAAGGAAGGAGCCAAGCCAACGGATGAACCCGTGCTGGAAGTGAGGTACAAGTATTCTTGGGCCGCTGGATTCAGCAACAAGGACAAACGGACCAGCCGTGAGTTCTGCAAGGTCATGTTGGACTTGGCTGACCAAGGGAAGGTTTACACACGGGACGATATCAACGGCATCTCCAACATCATGGGATATAGCGTTTGGAATCGCAGAGGCGGTTGGTATCACACGGCCAGCGGAGTGAACCGCCCCCAATGCCGCCATGTATGGGAGCAGCAGTTGGTAATCCGTAAGGGCAACAAAATTTCAAAAGCATGAAGGCACTATTCATAAGCGAGCAGACGCTGCTGGACAACTCGGTCATAAACGAGAATGTTTCCTTTACGCAGATACGGCCCACCATCGTGAAGGTCCAAGAGATGCGGATTCAGCCTATCGTTGGTTCGGCCCTGTACTCGGAAATGGTGGGGCAGGTGGTGAGCGGTACGACCACGGCACTCAACACGACGCTCTTGGAGGACTACATCCAGCCCGCTATGGTGCAATGGTTGTACTACGAACTCCCGATGGTGCTTGCGTTCAAGTACATGAACAAGGGCATGGTCCGCCGTACCAGCGAGGAATCTTCCCAAATGAGCATGGACGAGATTACCCGCCTCACCGACAAAGTGAAGAACGATGCGGAGTGGTACTCCGAGCGCATCACCCGCTACCTCATGGAGCAGAAGGCCAACTATCCCTTGTTCAACTCCCCGCCATCGGCTTTGGACACCATCTACCCCAACGGAACCAATTACAACACGGGGATGGCCTTGGACGCTCGGACCCTGCGCCGTGGTGCTGGACTTGACCGCCCATGGCCATACGACCCTTACTGCAACAACTGCTAACGATGGGAGCGCATTCAAAAAATATTCTGAAATTACAGGCTTATGTCATGGATAAAAATCAAGCAAGCACTCCTTGCGCTTGCAAATGCTCATCCGCAGGTAAACTCCTTCGGGACGGGCGACCCGCTTGCAATCGGGACCGACAACACGATAAACCTGCGAACCCCAAGCCGTGAGCGAATCGTCTATCCTTTGGTGTTTGCGGATGTTCAGTCAGCGAGTACGGACTTGGGCAGTTTGGCTCTTACTGTGGGTGTCTATTTCAGCGACCGAGTGGAATCCATTGCCACGATGGGTGGCGTGGTTTCAGGAAGCCCGACGCTGGGTTGGCAGGACAATGAAGACGAGGTTTTGAGCGACCAACTGCAAATCGCACAGGACTTCATTTCAGCCCTCACAAACGACCCGACGCAAGAGTGGACCCTAAGTACCTCCGTGTCGCTTACGAGGTTTGTGGAGAGCCGAGATGACCGCACGGCGGGGTGGGTGGCCACCTTGTCGTTCCAACTGCCGTACTCTCACTCCGTTTGTGAAATTCCTTCATAAGATACATTTACCCTTACAAGCAACCCCAATAAAATGCCAACTCCAATCTTACAACAAATGCTCGGTCAGGGCGGAACCTGCGAACTGATTGATTCAGGTGCAGCCGCAACGGGCAAGAACTACGACTTTCTTGTCGTCAATTCAGCCGCAACGATGACCACCCTCACGGGTACAGGCAGCGAAAACTTGCTGACCGCTTACAACTTTTCGACCAAATCCATCTCCGCAGGCATCGTGATTTGCGGGAGGAACGGCGGCAAGATTACGGCGGTAACGGTTTCCGTTGGTAGCGTCATCGGATATACATTTCTCTAAGCAATGTTCATCGGCTACGGCTACGGCTATCCCCGTTCAATGGTCATGGGCAAGACCCCCGCAGAACTTGCGTGGGATGCCTTCAATCTTCGTGCGACTACGGACAACGCCCTTGCACCCGAAGCCGCCGTCAGCGGTTGCCTGCAAGCCCGATTCGCTGCAATCTTCAATTTCTAATATGCCGACACCATCGCTTATCCTTGTACCTGCACGCTTTAAGACAGGCAAACTCTACACACCCTTAGCAACAACTTCGGGCGGTGTGGTTCTTGGTGCATCGGGCGACTTCAATGTTACCCGTGCGACGACTGCGACCCGTGTGAATGCAAGTGGGTTGATTGAGGTGGTGGCTTCGGGGATTCCGAGGTTGGACTACTTCGCAAGTGGTGGCGTTGTTGGCTGCCCTGCGTTGCTGGTGGAGCCGAGTGCGCAGAATGCCTTTATACAAAGCCAAACTTTATTTACATCGCATTTAGTTCAAAACCTTACAACGGCAGGATATGCTGATGTAGCGATTTCTCCCGATGGGACACAAAATGCGGAAAAATTTGTACCAAACACCACGAACGGAGTTCACGGAATTGCAGATATAACAAGTCAAACAATTACAAGTGGAACGACATACACATTCAGTTGTTTTGCAAAGAGCGATGGAGGCACAAACTATCCGCTTATAGTATTGCAACTTGATAGTTCAACGGCTTGGGGTGCAACGAGAAACGCTATCTTCAACGTTGTAAGCGGAACGATTCACGGCTCTGCTCCTTCGGGGGTAACGATGAGAATACAAGATTATGGGAGCGGATGGTATCGTTTTTCAGCAACGGCAACGGCAGTTGGTAGCGTTACGGGGCAATACCAATATCGCATTTACATCCCCAATTCCTCGGCAACGCTAACTTACGCTGCTGCAAGTGGCAACACCGAAGGCGTATTCGTATGGGGCGCACAACTTGAAACAGGCTCGGTCGCAACCTCCTACATCCCCACCACCGCAGGCACGGGAAGCCGAAGCGCAGATGTTATCTCCGTGAGCGGAGCGGTCAGCGGGTCCATCGGGCAGACGGCTGGAACTATTTACTGCGAGTTTGAGGTAACCAACAACACCGCAAACCGAAGGGTCATTGCGATTAGCGATGGAGGTGCAACAAACAGAATTTTGCTACTTACCAACAATAATACCTACTTCGCAAGAATAATGTCCACGGATGTAACCATTGGTGCGTTGTCCGTTGGCTATCACAAAATAGCCATTGGTTATCAGCAAAGCGGTGTCAGCGGCGACATCTTTGTGAGCGTTGATGGTGGCGCAGTTGTTAGTGGTACGGCCAATTCTTTCCCTCCATCTCTGACGCATTGTTTTTTAGGAAAAAGCGAAAGTGCCGTTCAAGATGCGTTTTATATAAATGCCCGCATCCGTGCCGTCGCCCTCTACACCACCCGCCTCACCAACGCTGAACTCGCAACGCTGACAACCCCCTAAGATGGCCACCTTCCGCAAGTTCGCCTTCCCCGACGGGGCCACCGCTGACAAGGCATTGCAAGGACTGCAACCGCTGGACTTCGCCGTGCCGCTCGGACACCTCTGCGCCGCTACCGATGCGGAAGGAAACTGCATCAAGACCCGCCCCGAATTTGCGGTGGACATACTATTCCACGACACCTGTCCCGAAGACCTCGCCGCATTCGTGGTGTGGCCCGAACCCTGTGGCGTTCACTCGTTCAGCGGGTGGGAGGAACAATACGCCGCAGATTTCCAAGAATTTGCAACATCACCCAAATAAACACACTTCCAACCATGGGACTATTTCGCCGTAACCCCGACCAACCCAAACTCCCCCTTATGAAATCAGCCGTCATCGCTCTGCTTCGCCACCTGCTCACCTTCATCGGCGGTACACTCGTCGCCAAAGGTATCCTTGACACCGCAACCCTCACCGAAATTATCGGCTCGGTATTGACCTTGCTTTCAGTTGGTTGGATGGCGTTGGATAAATCAAAGGGCGAGCCCAACAAGTAGCCAACAGGTGAACCTGCTGGAAACAACCATTATCGGCACGGTCAGCGCAATCGTTGGCGGTGCAGTCGCTTGGCTCACACGGGGACGCTTCCAAGCGGATTCCCTCCAAGTCAAGCAAGCCCAAGCGGTGCTGGCTATGTGGCAGGAAACCGCTGAGGCTCAAAAGAAAGAGTTGACCGAATTACGCAACGAGATTGTAAGTTTGCGAGAGCGGATAGAGTTGCTGGAGAACACCATCCAAACACTCGAAGCCGAAAACGCAACACTTAAATCCCAGCGATGATTCTGCCAACCACTAAGCACACCCGAAACATCCACGAAGTCACCTGCCAAAGCGGGCAGGAGTTTCTTCTAATCAGCGACCTGCATTGGGATAACCCCCATTGCGATAGGGGGCTGCTGACCAACCACCTAAAGGAAGCCCAACGGCGCAACGCAGGAGTCATCGTTAATGGTGACTTTTTTTGTTTGATGCAGGGCAAGGGCGACCCACGACGGAGCAAGGAAGATATCCGTGAAGAACACAACAACGCCCGCTATTTGGATTCCATCGTCAACACCGCCGTGGAATGGTTTGCCCCCTACGCCAAGAACCTGCTGCTTGTTGGATATGGCAACCACGAAACCTCCATCATCCACCACCAAGAAACCGACATACTGCAACGCTTCGCAAGCACGCTGAACTACGCCACGGGGTCAGCAGTTGAGGTCGGTGGCTACGGCGGCACGATTGACATCCGAGTGCTGCACGATGCAATCCGTGGGGTCAACTTTGTAGTGCATTATTTTCATGGGAGCGCAGGGGGTGGGGTGGTCACCCGTGGAGTAATTGCCGACCAACGGTTACTCGCATCCACCGAAGGCTACGACTTGACTTGGATGGGCCATGTCCACGAATTGTACTACCACCAAAACATGATTCACCGATATGACCGCTCGACCAAAACACTTCTTCAAAAACCTATTCACCAACTTCGTACGGCTACTTACAAAGAAGAATGGGACGGCGGTTATATGGGATTTCACACTGAACGAGGACGAGGCCCGAAGCCTCTTGGCGGATATTGGATGAAGTTGGAAACATCACGGAATAGTAGCAAGGACAACAAGGGACCAGAGTTGCAACTGCACGCCACCTTCACCCCTGCGGATAGGTTGTACTAACCCTCCTGCGTATCGGAGGCGGTCAAGTAAAGGTAACCGTATTCTTTTTCAGCATTAAACTGCGGGCAAGCCTTGGTCACCCCTGGGAAGTCCCGATGGCCACAAATGCGGGCCTTGGGGTACTTCTGCAACCAAGAAAGAAGCACCCCTGCGATGGCTTGCCTCTGCTGGATGGTTCGGTCATCCGTGTCCTTCCCGCCAATGTAGGACACATGCAGGCTCGTGGCGTTGTGTCCAGCAACCCCGTTGGTGACTTTGTCGTCGGTAGCCAAGGTCATGATGTTCCCGTTGGGTTCTACAATCTTGTGATACCCCACCGCCTTCCAGCCAAGCCCCTCCTTCCAATGTTTGCGGATGCTGGCGATGGTGGTGTTCTTCGGCGTAGCCGTGCAATGCACGACGAGGTGGGTTATTTGGCGCATGGTTATTCTTCGGGGTTAAGGAGTGGGTAATAGCAAACGGTATGGTCCTGCTCGGTGGGCAACTGGGAGGCAGACACTTCGTGGACCCCAGCCCATTGGGCTTTGGCGGGGTCGTAGCCCAGCAACTCGCAGGCCCTGCGGTACTCGCACAGGAGGGCGTGGTTCTGCTCCAAGTCAGCGGGTGATATGGCTATCATCAGTCGCTCCAAGGCGTTTGTGAGGGCTTTGGCGGGTCGGGTGGAGTGGTAGGTCATACCGCAAATTTATACCCGATAGCGCAGAAATATGCCCAAAACAGAGAGTTTTGAAAATCTTATACCGCATCGGGTGTAAATGCTCCAAAAGAAAAATGACTACAATGGTCGCAAAAGGGTAGAGGCGTTGTAACTTTGTCGGACACTAAACCACCAACCATGCCACAAACCATCAAAAAGTACCCCGTCGTCGTTGTAGAATCAGCGACTGACCCCGTGTCCAAAGAAACCTGCGGAGGCGACCAATACACCCTTGTAACCCCAAAGAGCAAGGCGAGAGCATTTTCAATGGCCAAACTATTGAAGAACTTTTACGAAGTCCATGTGTACGAAGAAGACACCGATGTCCGAGGCCATTGGATTTTTAAGAATGGCGTTATGATTGAAAATATGTTCAGCAACTAACCCCAAAACCATGACCCACGAAACCAAAACCAAACTCAAAGCCGCCGTTGCGACGGGCTACATCGTGCTGACCGCATGCCTCGGCCTCGCATTTTTCGGCAGATTCGTTCTAGCAATCATCACCCTCTAAACCCACCAACCATGCACAAGTTTAAAACCACCAACATCAAAGGCAAGGACTATGTTGAAGTCAACCAACGCCTCCTGTTCTTCCGCAACGAGCCAGCCTATGCAGGTTGGTCCATTGAATCCGACCTCGTTGACTTGCAACCCGACCGCTGCTGCATCAAGGCTATGATTCGTGATGCCGATGGCCGCATCCGAGCCACGGGCCACGCCCATGAGGACCGCACCTCGTCCATGATAAACAAAACGAGTTATGTAGAAAACTGCGAAACATCTGCCTTTGGCCGTGCCTTGGCCGCCCTTGGTATCGGGATTGAAACGAGCATCGCATCCGCTAACGAGGTGTCCATGGCCATCGCCAAGCAGGAGAACCTTAACGACCTCAACGACAAACTCGGCCTCGTTCCCGCCTACGACGACCTTACCGCTGCAACGCTACGGGCGGACTTCCTCAAATTGGTGCAGAAACTCCCAGCGGACCAGCAGGAGCGGTTCCTAAAGGACCTGGACCAAATGACCCCCGCCCGATTTGAGAAGGGGATTCAATTCATCCAAAACCAACTCTCTAAAAAATAAGCCATGGACAACCTACTGACCCAATGCAACGCCGATGTGTACAAGGCTATACTCGACATTAAAGCCGAACACCCCACTGTTGGAGAAAAGTTGCTTGATATATTAAAAACCAATTATTCGCACCATGATTTGACTTTGAGCGAACTGCTTTGGTTCTCGGCACACCTGCCGTATGGTCAACTTTGGAACGGCAAAGTTTACTCCTTCTATCTTCTATTCCAATCCAAACAAACCACCACAATGCCATGAACCACTTAGTTACCATACCCAAGAGCGACATCAGCAAGGCTGACATCGCCGATATCGCCACTGGCCTCATCCTCCGAATTGAGGAAGGCGAGGTCAACCCCATCGCCGCTCATGTTCGCTTGAAGGCGGTCGTCAAAGCCTTGGAGCAAGTCCTGAAAGCGACCGAGGACATCGTCCGTGACGAGGCCGAAAAGCATGGCAAGACCTTCTCCGCCTTCGGTGCAGAGATTCAAGTCAAGGAGGGGGCGTTAACTCCCGACTACACGCACGACCAAGTTTGGAGTGACCTGCAAGCATCCATGAAAGCAAGGGAAGAACTGCTGAAAATGGCCTTCCGCAACGCTGGCAAGGCCACGGTGTATGACGAATCCACGGGCGAAGCGGTTCCCGTATGTCCCGCAAAGGGGACAAAACCATCCATTGCAGTAACTTTTAAAGCCAGTTAAGATGCCCGAACAACCCATACAAAAGAGAGGCTCCCAACGCCGAAACCGCAACGCAACGGTCAAGGCCGTGTACCTACTGCTCAACAAGCCCATGCGTGTTGAACGATTGGCCGAGGCCGTAGATTTGCCCCTCCGCCAAACCTACCGAATCATTACCCACCTCAAAGCAACGGGGTGGTTGCAAAGCGACAGGTCTTACTACTGGCTAACCATAAACCCCTAACCATGCCCAAACCCAAAGGAAAAGAAATCCAACGAAGAGTGGCCACCATCTACGCCGTGTCATACCTCGCACAACGCCCATACAGGGCCACAGAACTCGCCGAAGTGCTTGGGGTGAACCTTCGTACCACCTACCGAATCCTAAGCGATTTACGGGCCTCAAATTGGCTCGTACTGGAAAACTGCAAATACTCAATTCAACCTAACCAAACCCCAACCCAAAACCCATGAGCGATTACACCCCCCAACCCAACACCTTCACCCTGTTCGCCAACGACAAAGGTGACAACCCGAAGCGTCCCGATTACAGGGGCGAAGTCGTCCTGCCCGACGGGACCAAGATGCGCCTGTCCGCATGGATTCGAGAATCAAGAAACGGCGAGAGAAAGTTCTTGAGTGGCAAAGTCGAGCCGATGAACGAATCCCGTCCCGCCAACGCATTTGAACCACAGGCTGGAGATATGCCGTTTTAGTGTAACTTTGCCCGAAGATTACATTTACCAATAACGCCCGTGTGTAATTCAGGCCACACGATGCGTCCGACTAAGGGTTAGCCGCTTTAACCCTGCCCCGACTGCCTGAATCAGTTGGGGCTTTTTTTTTACTCATGAAGCAAATATCATGGTTCAAGTTCTGCCCAGCCGATTGGATGATGGGCCGAATATCCCGCCAACCCGCCGAGGTGCAGGTGGCCTTCATCCGATTGTGTTGCGTCTATTGGAACGCAGAATGCGAGATGTCAACCGAACACGCCGAACTGGAAGCCGATGGGCATCTTGAACGGTTACTCCAAACCCGATTGGTAGAATCCAACGGGCCGTCGGTCTTCATCAAGTTCCTTGACATCCAATGGGAGGAAGCCAACCTGCATCGGACCAAGATGTCCCAAGCGGGGAAGCGGAGTGCCGAAAGGAGGTCAGCAAAGGTTGAAGAAAGTCCAACTAAGGTTGAACCTATGTTGAACCTACCTTCAACTAAGGTTGAACCTGTGTTCAATAGAGAAGAGGAGAGAAGAGAAGAGAAGAAGAGAGGAGAAAATACTTGTGTCCTGTTTGACCAATTTTGGGCCCTCTACCCCCGCAAGACCTCCAAGCAGTCCGCATCCAAAGCCTTCGCCAAGTTGAAGGATGAAGACCAGCAGAAGGCTATCAACAACATCGCCCGCCTCTACTCCGAAACCCCCGTGCAGTTCGTCCCCCACGCAGCCACCTACCTAAACCAAGGCCGCTGGGAGGACCAAGTAATCCCAAGGAACGCTACCTTCAACCCACTAAACCAAACCGACGATGAACCCTTACCATCTTACCGCTGAACGGCGGCTCCTGTCCTGCCTCATGGACCAGTTTACCAACCGAGCGGTCCTCCTTCTGCAAATCCCCGAACGCCTATTCACGGGAAACCATGTCCTCGTTTACAGGGCTATTGAATACCTCCACCGAGCAGAGCGACCCGTGGACCTGGTAGCCGTTCACAAGCACCTCATTGACAACGGTCAAGCCCATGTCATCGCTGAATTTGTGGACATCTTGGACGGCAACACGCTGACCTCTGATTGGAAGGTCTATGCCTCGGACCTCAACGAAGCATGGAAGCAAAGGGAGGAACAAAGGATTATGGACGAGTTGGCCCATGACAGGGACATCCCCAAAGCCTTCGCCCGTTATCAGTCCATGCAAGCCATTGAAACCAACGCCACCGAAACCACGGCCCACGAACTCGCCAAGACCTACCTCATGAACATGAACGAGGTCCGTGAAGGAAGACGCAAGGATTCTATTTTCCCGACCTACATCAGCCCGATGGACCGAATGATGACGGGGTTCAAGCCCACGGAGTTCATCCTCCTTGGCGGTCGTCCCGCAATGGGCAAAACCCTCTTGGCCCTGCAAATAGCAATGAATCAAGCCATGGCCGATATTCCCGTGGTCTTCTTCACGCTTGAAATGTCAGCGGAGCAACTCACCCAGCGGATGCTTTCCAACCTCGCCACCATGGACGGGGCGCACTTTTTAAACCCGACCGAGCGAATCAGCACAAAAGATTTCATGGACCTTGGCCAAAAAGCGGACCTCCTAAAATCCAAACCGCTCTACATCGTGGACTTACACCAAGCGAACTTGGACCGCATCGAAGGCGAAATCGCCAAACTCAAAACCAAGTATGGGATTTGCGGATTCTACTTGGACTACCTGCAACTCGTTGAGCCGACCAAGATTGACAAGGCCAAGCCCAAAATTGAGCAGATGACCAACATATCCAAGACCCTCAAAGCAATCTGCAAACGGCAGAAGGTGTTCGGGGTGGTGGTGTCATCCCTATCCCGTGCAACGGAAGGACGCAGCGACCATCGCCCCATCATGTCCGACCTTCGGGAAACGGGCCAACTGGAGTTTGATGCTGACAAGATTGGCTTTGTGTATCGTCCCTACGAACACGACAGGAACCAGCCAGCCGACTTGATGGAGGTCATCTTCCGCAAGAACCGCAACGGTTCCCTTGGCATCGCAAACATCCAATGTCACCTTCCCTATACCAAAGCCAACGAATACCCACCCAATTCGCTATGATGGAAGAATACAACCTCCAAGCCGCCTGCGTCAAGTTGTTCGCAATACTCCGACCCAACGAGCAGGGTTTGCTATTTTTGAACCTCAACAACCCCCGCTCCCGCTCCAACGGTTTCTTCCTCAAAGGCATCGGGCTGACCGCTGGGGTTGCCGACATGACCTACCTATCACCCAAGGGAGCGGTGTTCTTGGAATTTAAAACATCCAAGGGCAAGCAGTCCCTATCCCAAAAGTGGTGGCAGGGGGTGGTTCAGGAGGCGGGGTACAGGTACGAGGTCATTCGCTCCGTGGAAGAATTCCAACGGGTGTTGGCTGAATGTGGGTAGAGTGTTTATATCTTTGACCCATGCGCCGCTTCCTGCTCCTATTCCTGCTGACCGCCTGCACCAACAACCGCCCTTGGAAGGTGATTGAGGTTCGGCCCAAGGGGGATGCTTGCGAGTATGTGCTATCCCGAAGCAACGGCTTCGGGCCGCAGGTAAAAAACATAACCGCAAAATGCGGGAAATATAGATTATTCCAAACCATTAACCCCAAATCCAAATGAAATTTGAAGATTTAATTGGAAAAACAATTGTTGCGGTAAAACAAAAGAAGTTAATAGGAGACGATAGTGATGGTTTTTTAGAAATGCAATTTAGTGATGGCACAAAAGCAACAATTGTGGCTTACTATGATGGATGTGAAGATGAATACCCAACTGGAATTTCTATTACAGAACAATACCACGGCAACCTTGAAGATGTAAAGCGGTAATTTTTTATTGCTTATAACTCGCATATTTGTCCAACCCCCAACCCCCAACCCCTAAACCATAAACGAAAAATGGAAGAAATAACGATTTACAAGTTTCAATTAAAAACAATCATTGAAGCATTAAGGATAACTTCACGGATTCACAATAGTAGTAAAGGCGAAACTTGCCACGATAGACAAGTTAGACAGGCTTATGAATATGCAAAAAATGCACTTGAAAACAAAAAAGATGTCAAAGTGCGGTATATGTAGTATCACCCCAACCCCTAACCCCTAACCCATGAAACCAACCCCCACCGATTTCCGCCGCTGGCAAATCCACATCCGCAAGGAGTGCGTGTCTTGCAGCCGCCCCGACCGCTCCGAAACCATTTCTCCGTGGAGAGTGAACTGGACCCTGCTCGGAAGAATCCTTCAAGCCAAAAACGCATGACCATGCCCTGGATACGAACTCAAGACCAAATGCCCAAGAAGGGCCAAGTCGTGTTGATTACTGACAAGGAAGGAGAGCAAAACGTCGCTTGGATTGATATGTACACTGGTAAGTGGCACTCCGAGAACCACAGATGGTGGCCCCGTGAAGTCGTTTACTGGATGCCTATACCCGAACTCCCTAAACCATAAGCCATGAACGCAATAAATAAATTTTACGAACTTGCTGAACCGATAGGTGTAAACTTAAACTACTGGATGGGATATTCGGTGGCCGCTAAATTTGTGGAGTCGTTTGCAAAGCATATAAAATCAAGCCAGTGGATAAGACCCCAAGACCAAATGCCCGAATTTAACGAACCCGTCCTAATTACTGATATTGAAGGATTGCAAATCGTTGCTTGGCGTGATATGTACACTGGTAAGTGGCACTCCGAGAACCACGCCTGGTTTACCAGCGAGGTCAACTATTGGATGCCCATCCCCGAAATCGTTTAAGCCATGACCCCAAAAGAAAAAGCAAACGATTTATTTAATAAATACTTTTCTGAACTACGATTTCCGTCAGATTGTGAAGGGTGTATGCAATGTGTTGATAGGTGTGGCAATACGGTCGCTGTTGCAAAGAAATATTCTTTGATTGCAGTTGATGAAATGATTATTCAAAATGGTGAGTTATATTTATTAGGACTTGTAAAAGATTATTACATAGAAAAAAATGCTTACCTATTTAATGTCAAGTCGGAATTGCAGTCTTTGTAAAATCCCCCAACCCCTAAAACCAAAGCAATGATCATTAACCTCGAAAGATTTGGACCAAACGTCCACGTTTCAAAAGTCGGTCCTAAGCAGTTGTTCCTACTCCTATCGGACCTGCACTGGGACAACCCGCATTGCGACCGGGACCTCCTCAAGAACCACCTAGACGAAGCAGTCCGCAGGAATGCAGCCATCGTAGTGAACGGAGACTTCTTTTGCCTTATGCAAGGGAAAGGCGATCCTCGTAGGAGTAAGGACGACATCCGCCCTGAGCACAACAACGGCCGTTACCTGGACTCCATCATCGAGACAGCGGTGGAATGGTTCAAGCCATACGCAAACCACTTGGTCTTGCTAGGTTATGGAAACCATGAGACCGGCGTACTCAAGCACCAAGAGACCGACATCCTGCGACGCTTTGCGGATGTGATGAACTACCAGAACGGCACCAACATCCAAGTAGGCGGATACGGCGGAATCTTCTCCGTGCTTATGGACCCACCGGTTGGCAAAAACAAAGGCCGTCAATACGTAATTCACTACTTCCACGGTTCCGGAGGCGGAGGCGTGGTCACCAAGGGCGTCATTCAAGACCAGCGTATCATGGCTTCAGTGGAAGGCTACAACTGCACCTGGCAGGGCCACGTGCATGAGTTGTATCACCACATCAACATCGTTCATCGCTACGATCCTCATAACAGAAAAATTTCACAAAGACACATCGATCAGATAAGAACTGCCACCTACAAGGAGGAATGGGATGGCGGCGTTGGAGGATTCCACGTGGAGAGGGGTCGTGGCCCAAAGCCATTGGGCGGTTACTGGCTGCAGCTTGAACTCGTTCGTTTACGCGGGAGGAAGGACAGCCTGGACGAAATCAAAGTAGTTTCGGATTTCACAGCCTGCACACGGATGTACTGATTATCTTTGCATGAAACAACCACAACATGTACACAGAACTTATCGACGGCTCGATACAGAGCCGCAATCAAAACGCTCGGATTGTTCACCTCGAAGACATCGGTTACGAGTCTTGCGACCATGAACGCTATACCTCCCTGTTTCAGTATGGAGAGTCCATCCGGAATCACTTTGCCGTAAACGGCTCCGTAAAGGGCTACAGAGGGGAGTTCTACATGAACATCCTCTGGGTGGACATCGACAATGCCGATGTATCCTTGGCTTTCCAATCGTCCAAGGAGTTCGTGAAGAAACTCGTCTCCGAGTACCTAGTGGACCCAAGCCAGGTCTACATCTGCTTCTCTGGGAAGAAAGGCTTCCACATCGGAATCCACTCCTCCTTGTTTGGCGGGTTTGCCCCATCTCCCGACTTGCCAGCTCGAGTGAAGCGCCTTGTCGCTTCGCTTACGGATGGTATCACCAGCGTGGACCATGGCATCTACAACAACAACAGAGCCTTTCGGGCCATCAACTCCCGTCATCCGGATAGCGGCTTGTACAAGAGCGGCCTGCGCTACGAAGACTTCATGACCCAGGACATCGAGGAGATTTCCTTCTACGCTGAAGTTCCCAACCCGACCTTCCGATTCAGTGCCGAGGTCAACCCGGCACGTCCCAACAAGCGCCTCATTGAAACGTGGGAGTATGCATGCTACACGGACGATTACAGCCATGAGGTGGGGTCCGATCGGAAGAAGGAGGATGGAGGTCTCTTTTCGCCCCCTACGGAGGGCGACAGGAACAACAAGCTATTCAAACAAGCTTGTGCGCTCTTTGACAAGAGCCAGTTCAAGTTCTACGACATCATGCAGATACTCTCTGGGCTCAACGATGCGGGTACCAACCCGCTAGACTACAAAGAGCTCTACAACATTACTCGGTCGGCCCAACAGCGTACCCAAGTGAAAGCAGAGGCCGGTGATGGAGTGAAGACCTGGTTCGCCCTGCATGAGCAGATTCCGGACATCTTGAACGCCCTGGACGAGAAGAGCGGTACGTACGACCTAGCATTTGACGAGTTCAACGACCTAATCAAGGGAGACCTCAAGGGCAAGCTCATCGTGCTTGCCGGGCAGGGTGGCACTAAGAAGTCGCTCTACGCTCAAGAGATCATGTTCCGCAACGCAAGGAACGGCATGCGTGGTATCTACAACAACCAAGAGATGTCTCGTACGCAGTTCCTCAAGCGAAGCATCAACATGTACCGTGATGGCTATGCCCACAAGAAGCTCTGGGACGAGTTTAAGGAGCTCTACTCCTCCGATCGGGAGGAAGCTACCAAGAAGGTCCAAGAGATGCTCAAGGACGACTTTAGCAAGCGTATCATCGTGGACTACAAGCTAGCGTCCAACGCGGCGCACTACCGCTCCATCGTCGAGCAGGTGGAGAACGCCTATGGCAAGATAGACATGTTCGTGGTGGATGGGTTGTCCATGATGGCAGACAGCGGTGGGGAGAAGGATTCAGCGGAGAAGCACACCCGGGAGCTGAAGTATCTCGCCAACGAGCTGAACATCCCGATCGTTGCTTTGGTCCACGTCACGAAGAACATCCCGAGGCACACTCGGGACTTGACTCCCTACCTGCGTGGTAGCGGAAAGATTTACGACAATGCAGACATCTTCATCTCCTGCAGCCTTGTGGTGGACACGGAGAGGACCTCGAATGATGACGTCGTTTACCGGACGGATGTTGGTTATCTTCGCCTCTTCGACAAGAGGGATTCTGGAGAGACCGTGAACGTGGTATACAACTTTGACCCGAACACGCTATCGATGTCTTCCTCGCATATCGACCCAGCATCTATTGAAATTAAACTTAAAAACCGCTACCTCAATGCAGACAAGTTTTAACATCCTCCACAAGCGTCCCGAAGGGATGGAATATGAAGCCTACAAGGAAGAACGCCGGGCCACGAATAAAGCCCTAAAGGCTTATCTGAAGGGCCAAAAGGAAGAGAAGCAGGGGAAACACTCGACCCGCTACAACACAATTCGACAACTAGAGAAGTACATGCTGGAAGGTTGGTCCGAACTAGCTCCGAACGAAAAGAAGTTTAAGGAGTTATTGGTGGAGACTGACGAGCATGAAAGACGGAAAGATACACCTGGGGACGATATTCCACCAGGAGGAGACGGGAGCGAGCCTGTACCGGCTAGCGATGCCCAACCTGTGGTTGCAAAAGGAGAAAGCGGACCGGTTCCTGCTGACGAACTTCAAACAGATCCCGGACATTGATGACGAACTCGTCAAGACCGTGGATGTGTTCCTCATCTCGAGGAACCTGCACATTGACGAGGATGACAAAATCCGTGAGGTCTTTGACTACCTGCGTAAGCATGGCGCCAAGATCGTCCTGGACTACGATGACTACTGGGTGCTCCCATCGGACCACCACATGTACCAGCACTACAAGGACCAGAAGCTGCCCCACCGGCTGGCTTTGAATATCTCCCTGGCCGATCACGTGTTCTGTACGACAACACACCTCCAGGAGCGCATAGAGCCTCTCAACAGCAATGTAACCGTTGTGGCTAACACTCCATACCCCGAAGGGATGGAGTCGTTTGTAGCGCATCCTACGCAGTCTGAGAAGGTCAGGTTCGGTTGGTTCGGTGGTGCGCAGCACATTCCGGACGTGAACTTGATGGCCGAGTCCATGAAGTCGCTCTACAAGGACAAGTCCTTGAACGGGAAGTACCTCTTGGTTTGTGCCGGATGGAACGACAACGAAGCCTACAAGGCTTACGAGAACGTCTTCACGGCCGGGTACCGGAATGCGAACTACGCCAGGATCAACGCTATGAGCGTTTATGAGTACGCCTTTGGGTACAACGAGGTGGATGTCTGTTACGCCCCCTTGAGAGCGGACAAGTTCAACCATTACCGCTCTGAGCTTAAATGCGTTGAAGCAGGGATTATGGGTAAGCCACTGATTTGCTCCAAGATCCCGCAGTACGAAGACGTTATCAAGCACAATGTCAACGGGTTACTGGTCGGGGAGAAGGAGTCCGGCGCATGGTACCGGTACACGAAGATGCTCATCAACGACAAGGATATGCGTGATGAGCTTGCCAAAAACTTACAGGAAACAGTTCTGAGGGACTTTGACTACCGAAAAGTGTACGAAAAAAGAGTCAGTGTGTACGAAAAACTGGTCAATAAAAGGTAGTATTAGGGAAACATCCATTATCTTTGGAGTACGATTTGAGTTTCTCACAGCCTAAGCTTTTGGTTCGTGGTTGTCCAAAGGAGGGTTAGGGGTTGTTGGGACATTAAGGGGGTAGGATGCGAACCGCATCCTCCCCTTTTTTGTTGAATAACTGACTAAAGACATACCTATGATTCGCATTTCTACGGCTACGATTACTCGGCCTACTGGTAGTATCACATACGCAACTGGCGGTGTACGAATTTGCTCAACAACGGGCACGACTGACACCGGGACCGTGTTTTTGGGTCTTGCAGAGACTATGTTTGGCAATGGTTATGTAACCAAGGGCAAGATTTTCACCGACACCAATGCTTCAGGTATCTCTTCTGGTCTTAGGCTTCATTTGTATACCTTGGCTTCGGGGGAGACCCTTTCTAGTGGTACGACCGTTGCAAACAACTCCGTGATGGTGGTGGCTTATGCGGATGCCCCTAAGTATGTCGGGTATTTAGATTTTACCACTTGGGTCAATACGGCTAGTGGTTCGTTCAGCATTGTAGATACGGCTAGGATTTGCTTTCAGCGTTCTTTGGCGCCTAGGGTCACGGTGCCTGGAGTTACAGGCATTGGCGCTCCTGGGCCTGGAATCCGTCAGGAGTTTGCTGCCACGGGGACGCTCGTTGGGGTGCTTCAGTCTTTAGGAGGATTCACTGCTGGTTCTGGGGCATTAAATGCTTTCCAGATTGAATTGATGACCGATGCCTACGAGGGGTAGTAAAGACCCGAATGGTAGAGCGCTACGAGGTCGTAGGGCTCATACGACTTTTGCTTTGCTTACAGACCCTGCAAGGCAGATTTGGAACTCGTTTAACAACCGAGCAAATGCAGGTAGCGCTGATGCACCAGAGGCAGCGGTGAATGGATGTTTGTACGACCGGTTTAAGAGTTTGTACACCAAGACGGCTACAAAGCCGTCTCTTGTCATTGTTCCCGCGAGATTCAAGAGTGGAACGCTGTATTCACAGATTCCTAGTTCTAACGCCGACTTCACCGTTACCCGCAACACGGCGGCACGGCGGTTTGATTCTGCGGGCTTGATTGAATCCGTAGCATCGGGCATCCCCCGCTTGGACTACTACACAAGCGGCGGCGTGACGGGGTGTCCTGCTTTGCTCGTGGAGCCTGCGGCGACGAACTTGGCTCGTTGGGTCAATCAAATGACCGCTCAAGATACCCCTGCGGCATCAGGAGGAATGACAATAACAACGGGCAGCACGGATTTCCTTGCACCCGACGGAACGAGTGGAAGCATAACCAAGTATGTCGGTGGCGCAGCGAGTGGTACAACTCAATATGCTTATTATACAGGGGGAGGCATTGTCGCATCCGCTTCAGGCGCTCACACTTATAGTTTATTTGTAAAGCGTGGAGCAACTAATCCGCTGAATTTTTGTGCCTTGGGGATTGAAAATTATGCTGGAGGAACTGGCACAATTTATTCATATTTCAACCTTGCAAGTGGAACGGCTTTGACCGCAGGTGCAAGCGTTCAAAATTACGGAAATGGATGGTATCGTCTAACAACTCCTCCTTACACATTGGCGGCAGGTGACTTAAATGGAACGCTTTCATTTTTTATGGCCGAAGGCAACGGAGATTTATCTTGGCCCGCATCAGGCGCACTCAACCTCACCGCCTACACTTGGGGGGCGCAGTTTGAAGCGGGAAGCATTGCCACCTCCTACATCCCCACCACCACAGGCACGGGAAGCCGAAGCGCAGATGTCATCTCGGTGAGCGGAGCGGTCAGCGGGTCCATCGGGCAGCAACAAGGGACGATTTATGTGGAGGTGGATGTGAGGAACTTTGCAAACAGCGCAAGGGTCATCGCTCTATCGGATGGAACAGGGGCCAATGCAATCAATTTGCAATTACTTTCTCCTGATAGAATCCGTGTTACGGTCAATCGTTTATCAAGCAATCAGGCTGATTTCAGCGCAGTAATGCCTGCGGGAGTTAATAAACTTGCGCTCGGATACGCTCAAAACAATATCGCACTATACCTGAACGGAACAAGCGTTGGAACGGTCACATCTTGCCTCATTCCCGCAACGAATAAAGTTGATTTGGGAAGCCTTAACGGAGGCACTATCCTCAACGACCGCATCCGTGCCGCTGCTCTCTATAACACCCGCCTCACGAACGCTGAACTTCAGTCGCTGACCCAGCCGTAACTTTAATCGCTTTTTAATCTTACGAATTTTTAGGCATGGTAACTTTGGAAATGAAAAAAAGAAACAGGATTTACCCAACAGGGGAGAGCCATCCAATGCACAAGCATGGCCATTCAGGAGTTAAGCGCACGCCGACATACACGTCTTGGCTTAAAATGAAAGAGCGTTGCAACAATCCCAACCATAACAGGGCCCACATTTATAGTAAAAAGGGGATACTCTATGACGAACGATGGGAGTCTTTTGAGCAATTCATTACCGACATGGGGGAAAGGCCGAAGGGGACATCTCTTGATCGGATTGATTCAAATGAGCATTACTGGAAAGGAAACTGCCGATGGGCTACTGCGAAGCAGCAGTCTTGCAATACTTGCCGTAATGTTTATTTTGAGGTTGATGGTGTTACCTACACTCAATCAGATGTTTTTAAAGTAATCGGGACGACCCTAAAGAGATTTAGAAACATGAGGGCAAACAACGCCTTGCCCGAAAATGTCAAACAAGTTCCCTACCAAGCCTCATAAACCAACAAAGATGGACTTCCCTATCTCCGAAACCATTACCGCAGTCGTAGCAGCCGTTGTAGGTTGGATCACCGGTGGTAAAGTACAGAAAGAATCCGCAGAGATTCAGAACGCCAAAGAGATTATGGCGATGTGGAAAGAAACCGCAGAAGCCCATAAAGAGGAGATAGAAGCCCTACGCAAGGAGATCACCTCCCTGCGGGAGAAACTCGATGAGATGGAAGCACACATCCGCAAGATTGAGACAGAGAACTTCGAGCTGAAAAAACAACTCGGCAAAGGACTATGAACCTGGACAACCTGTCAATACCCGACAAGGTAAAGCAGGAGCTGTGGTCCGTGATGTCTAAGTTCGGGATAAGAACCGCCGAACGACTCGCTCACTTCCTGGGACAATGCCACCACGAATCGGGTGGCTTTAGATTGGTCCGGGAGAACCTCAACTACTCCGAGAAAGCACTCCTGAAGACCTTCCCCAAGTACTTCAAAGGGAAGGACCCTAAGCCTTATGTCAAGAACCCCGAAGCGTTAGCCAACTATGTCTACGCCAATAGGGGCGGGAATGGCTCAGAAGCCTCTGGAGACGGTTGGAGACACCGAGGTAGGGGTTACATCCAACTAACGCTCAAAAGCAATTACAAAGCCTTTGATGCCTTCACAGACGAAGACATCTTAGCGAACCCCGACCTGGTAGCGACCAAGTACCCCCTGCTCTCAGCAGCTTGGTTCTGGGATGTGAACCGGATCAACAACCTGGCAGATGCCGGCACAGACTTTGATGACATCGCCAGGGTCACCAAGAAAGTCAATGGAGGCCATAAGGGCCTACACGAAAGGGTTATCCTAACACATCGCTACCTCTCCGAGCTGTCGTCCACGGGAACTTAACCAACCATTGGTTGGTTATTGTATTGACTAAACGACAATACAATGTTTAACGAAGAAGACGACTTGTTGCCCGAAGAGATGGACCTTATTGAGCAGGAGGAGGACGATGATGACGATTTTGACGCCATTGACGAAGAATGGTTCAAGAAGCTCGAAAACATGGAAGTCCCTGCCTGTAACATGGACAATCCCGATGAGTGCCTAAACTGCGGATCATGAATCGCGTAGACAAAGCCAAGATGCCCTGTAACAGCCCTCGTCCTTCTACCAAGGCCGGGAAGAAGCGTATGGTCAAGGCTTGCGCTGGGGGTAAGGAGAAGCTCGTTCATTACGGGGCTAGTGCCTACAAGTCCAACTACAGCGATGATGCCAGGAAGAACTTCCGGTCTCGCCATAGCTGTGATACGGCTACAGACAAGCTTACAGCACGCCACTGGGCGTGCAAAGACCTTTGGAGCCCTGGTAGTACCAAGTTCATGAAAGGCAAAAGTAGAAAGACAAAATGAAGTGTTCCTCCTCCTGTAAGTGCAAGTCTTGCTCCTCAAAGAGCAAGAGCGCTCGTTACTATGCAGCAAACCCTGAAGCTAGGGAGAAGAAGAAAGAGTACGACACCAAGTACCACGCCACTCCTGAGCGGATTAAGTACCGCACAGAGCTGGGCAAGAAGAACCGTGAGATGGGCAGCAAGAAGGGCGATGGCAAGGACGTGTCCCACACTAAGAACGGAGGCTTCGTCCTGGAGGCTGCTTCCAAGAACCGGGCTAGAAACCGAGGGAAAAAATGAAAGACGCCTGCTACCACAAAGTCAAAGCACAGTACGATGTATTCCCGTCTGCCAGGGCTAGTCAAGCTATTGCCAAATGCCGCAAGGGTTCTGGATCGGTCCGTAAGACCGAGAAAGGCACTGAACTGAAGAGATGGCAGAGCGAGAAATGGGTAGACCAGAAGACCGGTAAAGCCTGTGGTTCCGGCGGGAAGAACGAGTACTGCCGTCCCACGAAACGAGTATCCGATAAAACCCCTAAGACTGCTTCAGAGATGTCTTCGGCCGAGAAACGGAGGAAGATCTCCGAGAAGGAACGCGTCGGTATGGGGGCAAGAGTAAAGCCAATTAAACGCAAGTAATATGCCACTCAAGAAAGCCAGAGGAAAAGGAGAGAAAGCCATTCAGAAGGCTGTATCTGCCAACATCCAAGAACTCACCCGGGCCAACAGGGAGAAGTCTGCCGGCAAGAAACGTAGCGAAAAACAAATCGCAGCAATCGCTTACTCAGCTGCCAGAAAGAAATGACCCTAGATTCCAACTCCAAGCACTACCTGGTCCACGCATTGTGGATTGTCATACTCCTGTTCTCCCTACAAACATGCATGCAGGAGAGAGAGCGTAGGAAGGAAAAAGAAGCATTCCTAGAGGCCGTCCAGGACAGCGCTGTGCATTACAAGAAGGTTGGTGATGACCTATACGCCCAGAACGCTCTACGGAGCCTCACAATCGACGAACTCAAGCGTAGCAATGTCAATGGTAAGGCGGAGGTAAAGAAGCTCACCAAGAGGCTCTCTGAGGCTAAAGCTTTTGTTGACATTCTAGTGGTCCATGATACGATACGATCCGTAATTGTACGCAATGATACGATTCCCGGTTATTTCTCCTACTGGGACTCCTGCTTGGCTCTATCCGTAGCAAACGATAGCATTACCTACCAGTTGGCTCCCTTGAGCCTACAGCTCGTTCAGCACCGATATGGCGACATGGTTGTCGCTTCAGCAAAGGTCGACGGCTGCGGCGTAGTCACAAAGATCTCCGGGTTCTCTGTTGCCCCTCCTAAAAAGAAGTGGTACGAAAATCCCGTACTAGTGGGGATACTCGGCTTTACGGCCGGAGCATTAGCTATTTCACGATAGTGAAAGAGAGGTCAACTTGAATGCCTAAGACATGAGCCAAAGCCATTACTTCCTTTTGAGAAGCATAGCTTGGGGTTCTCTCGAAGTACGGCTCTGCCATGTACTTGCGGATACGATCGTAGTCTATCTCGTTCTCCTCACAGACCTTCTTTAGAGAGGTCTGTTTCCTTTTAATCTGTAGCTTGATTACCGCTCTAAGGCGGCTATTGCTCCTCAGTATGCAGTACTTGAAGGAGCGAATGTTTATTGGTTCGCTCATTTCTTCTTGTTGGACTTCAGCAGGATGTCGACGATTTCGCTTTTCTCGTTTTCACTGATGACGTCGAAAGTTGACAGAGTCTCAAGATAGTCCATGGCCTCCTGTTCGTTCTTTATCGCGTTGAACTCGTTAGCAACAAAGTTGACCCTTTTTGTGCTAGGCATTTTCTTTATCTCCAAGAACTCCTTCGGTAACGCATTCTCGTAGACCTTTTTGTCAAAGTCATCTTGAATCTGTCGGACCAGTTCCTCGGCCTTGTCGTACTTGGTTGCTCCGGCTTGCAAGGAAATAAGCCTTGCTATAGCGGCATCTCTTTCG